TATTCTGATTTGCTCTTGTCTTTGAGGCCGTTTGATGCTAAAACCCCACCCAAAGATCCGGTAAGGAAAATTGCCAAAGTCTTGAGCAGATCGATGAAAGCTGCATCATTGGGAGCTTGTGCTCCAATTGGTTGTGTCACAAAGATCAATGCATAAGTGATGCCCAAAGTAACAATAAGAAACACAATGGCCAACACGGAGCCAATGAGAAACATCAATCTAGCTTTGATGTCCTCTTGACTTAATCGCTCTTTATTCTTTGAGGCCATCACCAATCACATCCTCTGTGCAGGTACCCGTGACCTTGCATTGTGGTTTTTGGCACTCTGGGTTTTCCCAATTTTCATGCTCCTGACATGGGTATCGCACCCAACCTTGATAACCACACCCGGCAAGGCTTAGTGAAAGGATCAAGGCTAAGCCTGCCGCGAGTAGTTTCGGGATCATTTCCCCGTTGATCCGAAAGCTTTGTCAGCTGGATTGAGCCAGCGCAAAATGACCGGCACAACAGCTGCAACGCCACCCATTGCCATTTGCTCTAGTGAGCCTCCGGCCATGTACACGGCCAATGCAGCTGCGATGTATGAGCGGCCCCATGAGGCTGCAATTGCTTTAAATTGCTCCATTACTTTTCTCCTTTTGGTCGATCTGGCAAATCACCAGAAAATGGCTCATAAGCTGGTCGGCCGTAACCGACAACAAATGAGCGTGCTCCCAAAGCTCTTGATTTGACCATCACTTCGCCACCATTGCGCTGACTTGCACCAGCTGATGTGTTTCCTTCGATGGTCACGATCTGTTTTTCTGAGCAACGAATTACCAACCCAATGTGATTGATTGTAGTTTTGTCATCAACGATGAAATCAAAGAAAACAAAATCCCCAATCTTTGGCGTGGTATGCCATTGCTTAGCCTTTTGAAATGCCTCAGCTCCAGCACGAGTGCTGACAACATTTGGCACTTTGACACCGGCCTGATCTGCACACCAATTGAGAAACGATCCACACCATGGCAGCTTGTCGGCTTTCATGTGTTTTCCGTACTTTGTCTCATTGTTGCCTGTTTCGGCCGTGCCCACCTCAGCAAGCGCGACCTGAATCAAACGCGGCAATGTGCCTTTCGGAAATTCCACTAGAAACCAAGCGCCTTCAAATCATCGGTTGTCAATCCCAATGCCTCAAGCTTTGCAACGGCAGCCGTTTTGGCAGCTGTAACCTGTGCGGCATCAGCTTCTTTTGCCATTTCAACATCAGCCCATTGTTCGATCAATGCATTGTAGGCATCGCCTGTGATTTCAATTTGCTCACCATTGACATTGTGAAATGCCTTTGGATTGTCTTTTTTGAGTTGTGTTATCCATTGTGTTTTTGTCATGTTATGAGTTCGCTATTCCGTAGAGTCGAATCGTGCCAGTGAAAGTGCCTGAGTCTGGATACAGCTTAAAACCATCAAATGATGTGCCAGTATTAAAACCACCATAAAAATCACATCGTGCTTGGCTGCCGCCAATGAAACGCGCTTGATTTGTCATGTATCCGGTTGCAGCTGATGCAAAAGGATTGAGGATTGTGGATGAAAAAACACTCAAGCCGCTTGATCCTGAGTTTGTAAATTTACCTTCAGTTTGACCAGTTGCTCCACCTGTACCGCTAACGCTTGATGTGTTGTTAAACAAAACTGTGTATGAGTAAGAGTTATTGGAATTGTCTGTGCCACCTGTGCGAAATCGAATTTGCACGCCGGCATCGGCTGATCCGTCCAATGTACCGACCAAAAGATAATTTTGGTATGTGCTAGAAAATACGCTGTCAAATGTGACTGTTGCCGCTGCGCTTGGTGTTGCGCTCGCAATGAAAGTCAATCCGGCAGCTGGTGCTGAAACGGCTGCCCATTTGATGCCCAAAGTCTGCGATGAGTCAGCTGTGAGCACATGCCCGTTTGAGCCGACCGGCAAGCGAGCTGGTGTGTTGTCTGCGCTTGCACCAATGATGTCACCTTTTGCATCCATGATTGAGTTTTGGATCGCGTTGGAATCATCCTGTGCAACCCAAACAAAATCCATGTCAGCGTTTGTATTTTTTGCTAATACTTGGCCGCTTGTGCCGCCTTTAAGATCGGCCAACGATGTATCAACCGCCTGACCAAATACCTCAAAATCGGCTGGCAACTGTGCGACCAAATCGGTGTTGGTCGGCATTTGCCATCCAAAATTGCTTGTTGGATTGCTCATTTTTTCTCCTTACGCCACAATCGTGGCATTGATCCAATCCAAAGTTGGATTGACTGTATTCCATTGCTCGGTGAGTGGCACATCCTCCCATTGCATGGCTTGCAATGAATAGCTGAGTGGTGACATCACCATTGAAATGCTGACCTCATTGTATCGGGCAGAAAATGTCCAGCCTTCAACAAAACCCAAGAATTCTCCAGAATCCATGTTGAGCGGCAGATCGGCAATGTTCACCGGCATACCCATGAAAACGCCAATCAAGGCATCGCGGTCTGAATCATCCAGCTCTGGATTGGTCAGCTCAAATGTGATGTTGTTGAAATTGTATTTTGGATACGCTCTCAAGCTGAGATAAAAATCGGCTTGATTTTCTGCATCGGTTTTGTTGTGCAATGTCGTGGTGATGATTTGAGCCAATTGACCAAACAAAGCAATTGATGCTGGATCGCTGGCAGATTCTTCTGATGATGATGTCGCGCCATACTTGATTGTGATCGAGTTTCGAACATCACCGGCACGCTGTTGGATACTTAGCCCCGGTGCAATTGCGTGGTTTGCCGTGAGATCGACATAACCGTATGTGCCCAAATAAGTCGTGCGGTGCGTGCTGTCTGCATAGCCAATTTGGCCCGTGCCGGATTCAAAGAGGTATCCCAATCCAGATGTGGCCAAAGCTGAGACCAATGAATAAACATCTGTGCGGCTGCTTGATCGGGCTGCCAGTTCATAATTGCCTGGTCGATCAATTTCACCCAATCCAGAATTTTGAGCATTTGCCCATGTTGTTGTCGGTGAATAAGTTGCCCATGTCAAAGCTGCCGGCACTTCCTGCCATGAATCAAACAAAACCGCGCTCAAAATTGTATAAATCTGATCGCCATCAAATTTTTTGGACAGCACGCCATCGGTTAATGCTTTTGGCAATCTGGCCAATGCGCCCAAAGCAATGATTCTTATGCGTTGGGCATAATCGACATTTCCAACCTCAGCAACCGAAATTGCTACCTCAACAACCGAGCCGCCAAAGATTGGCACAAATGTTGCTGTCGAATCTTGCAGCTCGATTGTGAGCGAATCATTGATGCCAATTGGCACATTGGATTGGTCAAGATTGATAATTTCGAGATTTGTGTATCCTGCCTGCGCTTGCTCATAAATGTTTGTGCGACCGCTGGTGATTGTCAGATTGGCCAAAATAGCGGTTTGGTATTGCACACCGCCAATGGTTACTCGCCAAACAGGATTGAAAATGGTCATGGCGTGACCAAATTGCCTGCACCACCTGTGCCGCGATAGTAAGAATTGTTGAGTGTATCCACCAGCACACGAGCTGTGCCTTCTGGATCTGTTGTAATTCCATTGAAATTGATGGTGATGCGTTCAGCTGTTGAAAGGCCTCCAGTTGTTGCCATTCGTGCAGCTGCGGCTGTTTCGCGTGCTTGTCTTAATCTTTCCGTTTCTGCCTTTAATTCCTCACGCCTTAAAATAGCAGCTTGCATTGCTGGTGAATAATTAGTTAAAGCTGTTCCCGTAAATGTTGGTGAGCTGGATGACGGTACAAATGGGCCACCCATTGGCCCGGTGTCAAATCCACCGGCTTCACTGGTATCAAATGATGTGCTTGCCTTTAAGCCTTTGGAGCCATCATCACTATTGAAAAAGAAACGCGTGACCGGGTTATCCTTGATGAAATTCACAAATTCTTTCATTTTGGTGACTGTGTTGGAAATAAATCCAACCAGCTTTGAAAAGCCTGTGACAAGCCCAGCAACAATTGTGCCGATGCCTTCGAGTGCTGTTTTGAATTGAGCGCCCAAAAGTGGAACCAAATACTTTTTGATAAATTCCCACACTTTTGCGAGCGCATCATAAAATGGCTGCAATTCCGCTGAATTGTCGGTAATCGCTTTTTTGATCTTATCAAATGCAGATTTCAAACCTTCAAGGATTGGGCCTACAACGCCGCCAATTGCTGGGATGACTTCTTCATAAAGAAACTTCCACCATGAAACCAAAATTGGGAGCAAATCCTCTTTGATTGTTTTGAAAATTTCGCCAAACGCTGGCCCCAATGTTTTGCCTAAGTTGTCTGCAAAATCTTGAATCGCTGGGATGCCTTTGTCCACAAAGGTGCTGAGCAATGGTGTGAGAGCATCAAGCACATACGATCCGACAGTTTCTTTTGCTTCATCAAATGCGACAGTCAACCGCGCCATCTTGCCTTGAAATGTCTCAGCTTGCTTTGATGCTTGACCTTCAAAAGTCTTTGAAAGTGCAGCGGCGGCAGCATCGAAATCTTTAGATTTGATGATGCTGTCATCAATGCCAACACCTAAACGCTTAAGTGCTCCGAGGTTTCCGTCATATGCTTTGCCTAACGCCTCAGAAACGGCAGCCAAATCTTTCCCGGTGCCCGCACTAATGTCTAGTGCTAATTGCTGCAATTCTTGAGCCTTAGTGACATCTTTCGTACTTCTCACGAGTCGATCAAGCGATGGCCTCAAAATGTCGTCCGTGATTCCATTGGCCAAAGCTGTCTGAGTTATGTAATCCTCAGTCGCCTTGATTTGTGCCGTTGTCGCACCCGTAACATTTTCCAATGTGGTTGCTAATTTGGCTTGAGCAGCTTCATCCTCAATAGCAGATTTCACACCATCAACCAACAATGTGCCGGCATAAGCTGCGGCAGCTGCTCCAGCTACGGCAAAAGCTGCACCGGCTTTCTTAGCAAATCCACCGAGTTTTGAGCCAAATCCTTCGACTTCATTTGATCCGGTATTCAGACTTTTTTTGAGCTGATCTACATCAGCCAAAATGGAGAGTTTGAGCGTTCTTGATTGACCGGCCATCACCACTCCTTCAAAATCTTAGTAAATGCAGCTTCCCATTGAGCAATGATGTGCGGTTGTTCAGCTCTCAAGGTTGGATAAATAAAGTATCCTCGTGATCCTCGACCTTCACGGCCAGACCACACCGGGAATTGTTTGAATTTATTTGATCCAAATTCATAACCGCCCCAAAGCTGCTGAGTTGTGCCGCCCCCCGAAAACTTTTGAGAAACAAAGCCAAAGCTGATTTCACCAATTTTGGATGATTTACTTACACGCGATCCATCAGCAACGCGACTGGCCGCCTTATTTGGGCGATTGCCGGCCGCGCTTTTGATCTTTGATTGCACATAAGTGGCCAATCCATTTGAAACACCTTTGGCCTGTTCGACAGCTGAATCATCCATGGCTTTGAAAGCTTTGATGATTCCGCGCAAATCACTCTTGTCATAAGTGATTGTCTCAATTGCCATCTCGTGTCCTTAGAATTTCATAAACGGTTAAAATGTCCTCAGCGGTTTGAAACTCTGATCGTGACAATCCCGTGGTGATGGCCAATTCCCAAACAATCCGGTTTATTGATCCGGATTCGTAACTTTTGGGTTTTCGGTTTCTCCCATGTTTATGTCGGTCACAGTCTCGCACCAAACCTCAAAAGGCTTCACAGGCTTTCCAGCTGATTCGCGCTTCATGGCGTGGTATGCCAAAAACATCAGATCAGCAATGCCTAATTTCTCAGATACTTGCTGAATCGTGTTTCCGGTTTTCTGTTCCCATTTCATCCACTCCGGTGGGAGCGCGGTATAGGTTGCGCTCTCCCCAGATGTGAATTCAATTGTGATTGCTAGTTTCATGCTCCCGATCTCCTTTGTTAGCTAATTGTCAAAATTGGTGTTGTGACACAAGTAAAAGCAAGTGAAACAGTCTGTGCATCTGGTGCTGTGCCTCCAGCAGATGGAAGAATTGGCTGTACATCAAAAGCAAATGATGCTCCTGAGTCTGCGCCAAAGATTACAGACAAGCCAGTATTTGGTGCGCTTGTTGCGGCTGTCCATAGCTCCTCACACAATGAATTTGCTGCACCCCAATCGGCCAACATCTCAACGGCAAATGTGCCTTGAGTGTCGGTCGTAAAGTACGCCTTGCCATCGAGTGTCTGGTATGTGTTGATCGTTGAATCGACTGTCAAAGTCGCTGATGTGGCCTGTGCATCGTAGTTATCACCAGCAATGGTGAAAGTGATGTCTCTGCCCGTGATGATTGTTGTTGGCATGATTTCTCCTTAGTTGGTGTAATAGGTGCTAACTTGTAAATCGGCTGTCAGGTATTTACCTGCACCGACTTCCAATGGTTGAGGTTGATTGACATTGCCCACGACATAGCCGTTTGGCATTGCGCTGATGATGTTAATCATCAATGTTTCGAGATTGTCCAAAGCTGCCGCATTGTTGGCGTAGGTGACAACACCGGTCACAGTCAAATTGACTTTGACCTTTGTGGTTGATCCATTGATCAAAAGGCTTTCAAAATAAGGTGCATCCGGGATCAATACAATTGATGGGCTTGTCATTGTCTCTGGGATGCCGTTGTACACATTGGCAGCAATGCCTGAAAGTGCTGTTTTCAATGGTGTGCGGATGGCTGATTCGATGCTCATTGACACATCGTTTCAACATCGAGAAACGGGCCTAAAAGCCCAATGACTCTGTTGCTCAAGCTGCGGCCTAAAATAAATGGGCTTGGCTGAAAATTGTCTGACATGATCTGGTTGCCGGGAGCTGTGATGCTCTGGAAAATTTCAACCGCCACAACCAAAATGGCATTTTCAATTGGTGGTGTGTTCGCGTACAAAGCCGCTGCCGATCCACCACTCAATGTTGCTGTTGCCGCTGGAATAAACGGCAATGGATAAGTTCGATCAGCTGCCGCTGTTGCAGCTGTGAAGGTGTAAGGCTCAATCCGATCATCGGTGACTGTATAAGTCGCGCTGTATGCTCCGGCCCCGGTAACAACAACAGATTGACCCGGCACAAAATAATTTGGCCGCATTGTGGTGAAATAAATGACGGAATCACTCACATTGGCAAAAGTCACCGATGATTGGTATTGCGTAAGTAAAGGCAAAATCGTTTGCTCAGCGGAATCAATGTAAGAATCCAATTGAGCATCACTATACAAAGAAACCGAGACACCAAGAATCGCTCTCAGCTGTGAGGCTGTAACTATTGCTGGCATCTCGGTTCCTTTCGTATCAATAGCGTTCGGGAGCGACCGCTACCGATAGTGATTTATGGGAGGTTATTGAATTGTGCGCCGTTTGG